AAACAATGCGCAAGCACATGAATCTTTCTATTCTGAAGTGATCACTTTAGTGATCGGTGGCAAAGAAGTTGCAGTTAAAGTACAAGCAATGCAACGTCACCCATTCAAACCAAAATTGGTTCACATTGACTTCAAAAGAGCATAATCCAGTATTTACGCTATCTAAAGTCAATTTTAATTCCGAAACCTTTTCTTATTTTTAGGTTTTAAATCTTAATAAAATCAATGAGTTTCAAAAACGTTTCGGAACGTGATTTGTGACAAAAAAAGGCCCTTCATTTGAAGAGCCTTTTTTATTTGGTTGGATTGAGTGGTTTTTCTTTTCTGATGTAATGTTGAGTGGTACGTGCAGAAGTATGGCCAAGTTGTTTTCTTGCTCGTTCATCATCAATCATTAATGAAAGGTCTGTTGCTGCTTTTGCGCGAAGATCTCTCAATTGCACTTGGTTGATCTCTTCGGCTAGCTCTTTATATTTTCTTGATGCCGCATTACGGGTGTCCTTGAAATAATCTGTAAGCGATCTCCGCTTGAGTTTTCGCCCCCATTTATTCGTAAACAGAAACTGATTTTCTTCAGTGATCCGCTTGTCGATAATCTCTTTTAATTTACCTATAACTTTAATAGCAACACGTTTACCTGTTTTTTGCTGTGTAATATGCAGTAAATCGTTGTAAATGTGCGAACTATGGATTTTTACCACGTCTATTGGACGTTGTCCGGTTAAATACATCACATCCATAATATCCTTCATGTCTCCTGTGGCGCAGTCGTAGATTTTATCCAAGATATAATCTTCAATGTACACATCACGGTAATTCACTTTGAATTTTTTAACCCCTGTTGATGGGCTAATCTTTTCAGTGTAACCCCATTCTCTCGCCATGCTCCAAATGTGGCCAAATAACCCAACTTCGATATTTGCGGTTGGTTTAACGTCTTTTCTCCAATCTAAATATTCACGGATGTGTATAGGCTGTATTTCATCAAGGGTAAATGGTGGATCTTGGAAGTATTGGCGTAATTTCTTTATTGCCTGAATGTTTGAGTTTCGAGTGTTCTTCGCTTTTTTAAGCGGCACAACTTCTTTTTCATATTGCTCAAGCACTTCAATAAAAAGGATATTATCTTTTTTCGTCAGATACTGCATATTAAGCTTTGCTGCTTCCAGAATAGCGATGTGCTTATCTTTACCTAAAGCAACTTCTTTTTTATCTGCCATCGTGTAGTAGTAATAAACTACGATTGAGCCATCCGCTCTTTTTCGATTCCGACACACTAAACCTTGTGGCAATCCTTGATTAATTCGTTTTCTTGGACGTGCCATAATATCCTCCTTACTAACTTAATACTGCAGACCGCCTTCTTTCCTTTGTTTGTGTAATCGGCTGCACTTTCTCACCTTTCAAAATTTTGTCACCATCAGATCGTAACACAAGCGGGAATTTTCTATTTCCTTTTGGGTGAAGGAAAGGAATTCCAAATTCATTTAAGCTTTTCATCTGATATTTAGGACAAACATATCCAGTTATTAACGCTAATAATTCTGGACTGCAGTATTCATCAAAAAATTCTCTTTCCATATTTACTCCAATAAAAAACCGCCCATAAGAGCGGTGGTTTGTTAATATTGTTGTGTCTGTTCGGTGTGGCAGATTTTGCCGTCACAGTCTTGATTAAGATTTAGGGCGTGCGCCATATACACCACAAATGCACACACGAGCGTCATGATTAATTTGTTCATTTTCTGTTCCTTTTGTCGGATTTTAGGTGTGAGAATCCGCCGCAGGCTTAAAAAAGTGCGGTTGGATTTTTCTTTGTTTTAGAAGTCGATTTTGACAGCTTTCTGGTCAAACTGGCGCAAGTGTTCTAATGCTCGCCAATTTGTCATTGGGTCAATCTCAAACTCTTGTGTAATGCGGTTTAAGATTTTGTTTGTTGAGCGTAATACGCTTAAATATTCGTAAGCCTGTCCGTAGATTTGCCCGCTCATATTCGAGCCTAACACGTTAAAAGCTCTTTCAATGTGTTGGAAAGTGCCGACGCCACGTTTGAAAGCGAACCATAACCAAATAAGCTGTTGGAGTTCATATTCGGTAAATTCAAACGTGAATTTTTGCGGTTCAGGCAATGCAAGTTGTTTCGGTTGAAGTTGATATTTTCCTGTTTTTCTAATTGCCGGTAACACTTCAGAAGTGACCCAGCGTTTTACTTTTTTAGCTTGCTCTAATTTTGAACTCAAGACTAATGAATACATTCCGCTTTCATTCACGAAGATAACTTGAGCACGTTTATTGATAGTATTCACGATCTCACGTTTCGTTAGGTCGTCAGGATCTACGTGATCTTTAATCGCTTTATGTGGATTTTTATATTGCAATAACTCTGCAAGCTGAGCTGCTCTAAAAAAGATCTCATTGTTTTCTACAATGGTTTGAACAGGAGTGTTTTCAAATTTGAAGATAGTAAGATTTGACATATTGTAATCCTTGAGTATTTGTTTAAAACAAGCCATTTTTGAGAATGGCGTCGGGAGGCTCAAAAACCCACTCAAGGTAGGGCTGGACGTATTTCCTTGCGGTATTGTATTAGTCGCCCTCCCGACATAGTCAGGATTACGGATATAAAAAAATCGCCTTGTGGCGATTAGTGAACTATCCGCCTTGAGTTTTAGGTTTTGAGACCTTGAGGCGAATAGTAGTTTAGTTTTATAGGGGTGTCAAGTTGAAAAATTAAGTTAGTTTTTAGAAGTAAATAAACCTTTTATGACAGCATGAAAAGCAACAAGAATATTTACGGTACACCCAGTAGTGATAATGCCTAATGCTGTTTCAGAAATAGGCTTTGGGTTTATCGCAAGGACATAGACAAAAATCAGTATACCCCAACCTGATATAGTATATTTTGCGAAAGAATACGCTTTGTTTGCGTATTCTCTGCGCATTTCCCGATCTGATTGTAGATTTGCAATTTCTTCTAGCAATCGTTGTTCTTTTGGCGAGCGCTCGTAATCATCATTCCTATTTTATTGAGAACAAAACCATTAACCTCTACTTCAGCGATATATGGCGGAATGACAGGAATATACTGTGAAAATAAAACCGAAAAAATCTCAGGTCTTGATTCCTCTATCAAAGCGGAATATACTCAAGTTAACATTGGTCCAACTGAAGTATTCGATGCGTTTACTCGTTCTACTCGTGAGAAGAGTGAACCGACTCACACGTTAACCGACTTGTACGGTCGTGCGATTAGTACATTCTTTGAAACTTGGATTGTAATGGGGTTAGGTGACCCAATTACTAACATTCCAGGTGTGGTGACCTCTCGTAAATACCTTGAAGAAATCCGTGGTCGTAATGCGGTCAATGGTCAGCATATTTATACCTTGATGCCTGAAAACGTGGCAGCAACTTGTATTTATATCGAGCCAGACCCAACTATGACCTTTGCGGTGAATGCGTGGTTATGTACCAACATGATGCCTGATAACGCAGGGGATCGTCAAGGTGAAATGGACCGTACCTCAGCACCAGATAAACAAGAAATCACGATTAAGTTTACTTGTGTACAAGAAGTAAACTCAGGGGTGAAAGTATTAGCGAATAACGTGTTACAAGCACTTGAAATTCGTGGTATGAACTCTGTAGACCGCCGTGCGTATATCGGTGATGATTACTGGAAAATTACTACGGCTAAAGGTAACGGTGTTGAAGTTAACCCAGGTAAATCTGAAACGGAAAACTCACCGTACGAAACCGGGGCAATTCACCAAAACTATCAAATGGCACACTCTGAGCACGTTAATGCGATGCGTCACCAATTTGGTGGTAGTGTACCAAATGAAGTTAAGAACGGTTCACAATCTGATAAACTCTAATTTATTAGATGCGGACATAATCGGAGGGAGTCATGGGACTCCCTCTTTTTATGTTGTTAGTCTGCTTTATAGTTTAGGTTTTAACCAAAAGGTAAATATGAAAGAAGTGGGATATAAGCTGTTGCATACTCATATCCCGGCTCGTCTGTTTACTTAACCATTAAAATGGCGTGGGCTTATTCACGCAAAAGTGCGGTCATTTGTTTATGTTTAAATAAATTAAGATAGAGCGGCTTAAACTCTATCCGACGAGTATTTTATCCGCGAAGATAAAATAGGTTGTAGGGAATAC